GTAGTAATACATTCTTATCGATTCAAAATAGAGGCATTAATGCCAAGTTTATTGCTAATGTCAAGAGGTGGAAAGTAAACCAAGTTATTAAGAAAAAGAATACAATTAATCAAGATGATGATGGTGTACTCTATCCATCCTTCAATCCAAACTTTGGGCTCCAGTTCTTCACTTTCTATCCTTCTAAAGTTTTAAGATTTGAAACTCAGGATAACTTCAATATCCTAAACAAAGAAGCAACCACAAATCTTCAACACTCGCCCATTCTAGGTTTTGCATATGATGGTAACCCCATCTATGGACCTTATGGTTACGATAAACCTGAAGGTGGTCCAATTCGTAGAATGACATCCAGTTATACTAATAACCCAACAGTCAATCCACAATTAAGACCTCCTCAACAACAGGGTTACTTTACTAATGACTATGTTTATGATGGTTCTGGAGATTTAGACGAACATAATGGTAGATTCTGCGTAACTCCTCAGTTCCCAGATGGAACATATGCATATTTCTACACTGTTAGTGTTGACCAATCCCAAATTTCTACTCCTGTATATCCATATCTGATTGGTCCAAGTTTCTATGATAATCCAATTTCAAATAACTTCTTACCAACTTATAACCAAGATGATTCGACCATCTTTACTACCGATCTCGTAAGAAACGTTTCTAATTACTATCTAACCAATCCAAACTCCGATTATCCATACATTGATAGAGTTGGTGAATCTTTCAAACAGGAATTCCGAGTAACTGACATTCAGACATCTTCTATTGAAAATGCAATTGTCTTTACTGCTGGTAAGAACTATAAGATTGATGATATTGTACAAATTGATAATGGAAATTCAGGAGGCGGTGGTGCATCGGTTTCTGTATCTGAACTTGGTGGTAAAGAAATTGAATCTGTTGGTGTTACCGAAACTGAAATTAACAATGTAGAATTTAGAATCAGAAGTACAGAAATTGAAGCAATCTGTTCACAACCTCACAACATTGAGGATCTGGAAGATGTCTTTATTTCTGGAGTTTCTACTATTACTGCAAGAGCAATTAATGGTGTCAAAGAAGCTAGAGTTAAATCCAAGTCAACAGAACTTCTAGAAGATATTCTAGATGCTGGAGCAACGGGAGTTTCCACGTTTATTAAAGTCAAGGATACTTCTGGATTTAAATCTAATGATTTTATTAGTGTCGATGGTGAAACACTATTAATCACTGGTGTTTCTTCTCAAAGATCTGGTTTCTATGTAAACCGAGTTAATAACACAGGTATTCATACTATTGGAGATGGTCTCGTAGCACTTCTACCAAATAGATTCTCATTCAGCATCGTTGGTGAGATTGATGATTACACCTTTGAGAATACAACAACATTCTTTGATCCAAAAGAAACTGTAGGTACTGGTGTTGCAGGTACAGATAGAACTGTTGTTGGATTTGGTACCACAAGTTTTGAAAACAGATTCATTCCAACCAGAAGTATCTACATTCCAAATCATAACTTCTTTACTGGTGAAAAGGTAATCTATAACGTTGGTACAAATGGTGCTCCACTATATGTCAACAATGTTGGTGTTGCTCAATCTTTTGGATTGACCAATGGACAAGAACTTTATACAGTAAACTTGGGTCTCAATTACATTGGACTATCAACAGTCGGATTTACGACAAATAGTTCTGATGGTATTGGAACAACCAAAAACTCCCTTGAGTTCTGGCCTTTCGATGACCAGTTTGGTATTGTTGGTGCTGCACATTCTCTAACTAAAACTAATCAAAGAATTACTGGTGATGTCTTTAGAAATATTGGCATTATTACAACTAAAACAGCACATGGACTTCAGATTGGTGATGACTTCAGACTGAAGTTTACTGGTACTACGACGGATAGTTATAAAATTAAACTTGATACTATTAATAGAAAGGTACTGGTTGATGATATTTCTTTTGCAGATTCTAAAGTTGATCTAACAACAAACTCTATTGATATTTCTGGTTATTCTAAGTACAAGAAACTCAAGACAGGTGATAAAGTTGTTTATTATGCAGCAACCCCAATCACAGGACTATACAACGGAAAAACATATTACATTCTGAAAGATTCTACAGATAAGATTAAACTATGTGAGTTTGAAGCAGACATCAGTACAACATCAGCGGTTGATCTGACTGCTGTTGGATCTGGAACTGCTCATATGTTCCATCTAATTAATCCACCTCTAGATTTCTTCAGAGGAACTATTATTGAGTTTGATGTTTCTGACACGACTCTTGCTCAACTTGATATGATATTCTCTAAGGATGTCAATCTCACTAAGAGACTTGATCTTCTTGGAACTGACGCAGATGGTTTTGCTATCGATAGAGATGGTCAACCTGGAACTGCAGATGCTAAGATCACTGTTGACACTAGAAGTAAGTTCGTACCAGATAGTTTCTTCTATACCTTAGTTCCTAAGGGTGCTGCAGAACAATATAAGAAAGAAATTTCTTCTGACGATAGTATTGTTTCTGCAAACAAGATTACAATTAAACCTCATGGTTTGAACGATGAATTTAGTGTAGTTGGTCTCTCTACAGATAATGACAAGAGACTTACATTCGTTGTTAGAAACCCCCTGAACATCGTTGAGAAATCTATTATTGGGAATTCTACTTACGAGTATACTACGACCTCTCAGAACGTCACTGGACCTATTAGTAAGGTTAGAATTAACTTTGCTGGTAGAGGATATACAAAACTACCAACAGTTTCCAGTATTGTTTCTGCAGCTGGTACAGATGGTGTTGTTAGATTTGAATCTTCTACTATCGGTAGAGTTGAAAGTCTAGAGAGAATTAAGGATGGATTTGATTATCCAACAGATCCTACTCTAACACCTACCCTGAGTGTTCCAACTGTTGCAGGTATTAAGAACATTAGAACAATTGACAGGGTTGCAATTTCTACAGGTGGTAATAATTATTCTAGTGCTCCTGAACTCGTAGTACCAGCAAAACCAACTATTAAACTTATTGCAGTTACTCAATTTGGTTCAGTTGTTGATGTTATTGTCGATAAGAATGATACTGCACTTGCAGATCCACTCACAATTATTCCTATTCGCAATAGTAATGGATTTGATATTGATGAAGTTACTCATAGTAATGATGTAGTTACTTTTGAACTTAATAATGATCCAGAAGTCAATCCATTCATTACCCTCGGTTATGGTCAAACTGGATATACTTTCCCATTCGCAATCGGTGATGAAGTATTTGTAGAAAACTGCAGACTAACTAAAGATTCTAGAATCGCGGGTGAGAATAACTTCAACTCCATTCAGTATGATTATGCATTCTATCCTGTAACAGGAGTAAGTACTCTTAACCAAACTGTTACATGTGATCTCACTGGAATTTCTACTGGAACTCTTGGTGATTATGATGGTGAAATTACTCAAGGAACCATCATCAACAAAAAAGACATGCCTGTCTTTAATATGGTTCTCAGTGATGATGTTAGATATCAGTCTGGAGAGAAAGTTACTGCACAATTCTTCAGTGGTAACGTAATGGAGAATGGTTGGGACAATGATGTCAACCAACTCAGAATTAATAACTCTATCGGTAACTTGTTTGTCAATGATAAACTAAGAGGTGAAAACTCCAAGATTATTGGAACTGTAGATTATTTTAATACTTTTACCTTGAAGGCAAATCTTGGCGTTTCTAGAACCAAGACCCAAGTTGCAGATATGTCTTCTGGTATTCTAAATGATTATCTACAAAGTATTTCTGATAACTATTACTTCCAGAAGTTCTCTTATGAACTCAAGTCTACTATTCCATATTCTACCTGGAAAGAATCTGTTAAATCTATTGTCCATCCATCTGGATTCAAAGAGTTCTCCAACTATAATATTGAAACCCAACCAACACTTGCAGAAGTAAATTCTGGTATCGCAAAGTCCACTTCGATGAAGGTTACTCTTGCAGATACTACACCTCTATTGAGTGTCAATATTGATAGTGAAATGAGTTTCTTCGATAAGACTAATTTCGGTCTTGTTTATGAAGATGAACCTCTTGCAGACGGAAGCGTTAAAAAGGTCTTCTTCCCTGAGGGTGTAGAACTGCAACCATATATCATTAACAGAACAAATAAAGTTCTTGCGGTTGATGATATCTCAGATCAGTTTGATGGAACTGTTACTCAACAACTTAGAGGTAGATATGCAGATGCTGCAGATTTACTTGGATTGAATAGAGAATTCATTCAAGAAGAAGTTGTTGCTAAAGTTGAGTACAACTATCCAAATATTGGATTGAGTACAACTTATAGTAGAGAGAAGTGTTTAAGAGATACTGGATTTATTGTCGATGCAGTTGCACATGACCTTAAGTATAATTCTAATAATAAGTCTGTCGAAGCGGGTTTAACCTATTGGAATGCAGGGGTTTCTTATGTTGCAAATGAAACAGCCCAGACCCTTTATGCATATCACTATGTCAAGTTTATTGGTCAATATGTAATTAATAATCAAACTCCTCCCACTCTCTATCAGACTGCAGTCAAACAGAGATTTAACTTTGAGGTTATTGATGATCCAGCAAACTTCTATCTGACTAGAAACAAAGATTCTAGAGATCTGATTGTTTTCAACAAAGAAGAAATTCTAGACAAGTCTCTTGCATCTGTTTCTAAGGCATATCCAAACTTCTACTTCCCTGGTTCTCCCCAGACTGAAGCGAAGTCTAGATATCTTCGTTCCTATGGAATGATTCAAAATAACAGACAGGAAATCATTGATGAGGCATGGGATGAAACAGTTCTAATCTATAATAGCATTAGTAATAAGGAAGACAAGTACAAACGTGAAATGGGTAAACTGGTTGATGCAGTTTCCATTGACACATTCCTTGGTGGTAACACTTACACTAGAGATTTCTCTGGTTTCTATTTTGATGGTGCTGGTAATCCAATCACCGATCCAGAACGCACATTTGTTGGTGAAGAGGCACAGACCATCTATGCATTCAGTCAGGCTAGAATCTTCATGGAGAAGGCGGTTTCCAACCAACTGACCATTAAAGATCTAACCGCACCTGTTGGACCTTCTACTTTTGGTAGTGGTGGACCTAATGTTGCAATTACATCTACTGCTGCTTGTGCAGACGTTCAACAAACTCTCACAACTCTAACTCAAATTACAGTTGACGTAATTTCTGCTGGATCTACAATTGGTCTACCAACTGCAAATGTTGGAACTTACACTACAGGTGGTCTGAAGTGTCGTCGCGATCTTCAATACATTGTTGATGGTGTTGCACAGGATATTTCATATGATACTAATCAACATACAGTAAGAAACACCAAGTTCTACTTTAAACCAGATGGTACTCAAAAACTTGATGGTCTTATTGGTGAAGAAGATGAGTCTATCTACATCTTCGAGTCCTCTGCGGACTATATGCAACTTGCAATTACCAATAATCTTAACTATAAGGATTTAAGAATTCCAATTGATCCAGTAACTGGTGTAAACACTGATCCTAGCAATTATGCTGATATTCAAACTGATATTGATACCTTAGTTGGTATCCTAACAGTCGCAATTGGAAATAGCAGTCTTGCAGGAATTCCAACAGTTGGATTCGGTACTGCAGATTGTGCTGATGTAAGATTCTCTCTTGCAAATTATGTTGGAATTATTACTGGAATTATTGGATTTGGTACAGATGTTGCACCAGAAATTTATTATCCCTCTAAGACTAGAGGTGGAATTGCAGTTGGACTATCCACATTCAGACTTAAGAATAATAACACAAGTCTGTTCAAGCATGTCTTCAGTGAGGGTGCATTTGATATCGCCAACAATATTATTAATATTGCTAATCACAATTTCCAAACTGGTCAAGAACTTCTCTTTGTTAAGGAGAATGGTGATGACGTTGGCATCGGAACAACTTCTTTCGTCGAAGATGCAACTCTCGATGTTGTAATGAATATCTCCGATACCTTCGGTGGTACGGCAGTTCTTGAAAATGGATACAACATTGCAATCTCTGGAACCATTAGTGGTATTTCTACAACATCTGTAGTTGATGCAAACTCCACAACACAATTTGTTCAGTGTATTGGATCTAATGGTGGTACTGGAACAGACGCAGAGTTTAGAGTATCAATCAACTATGATGGTTCTGGTGTTCCTATCTCTACATCTATTCAACCAACAGCGGGTGGTAGTGGATACGCAGTAGGTGATACAATCACAATTGCTGGAACACAGATGCAAGCAGCGTCTCCTGCAAACGACTTGACTTTCGTTGTTACTAAGACTGGACCTTCTGCAGTCGCTACTCAGGCAAATCAATCTTACTCTAATGTCACTGCAGGAACTGATCCTGCCGGTGGTACTGGTGCAATCTTCAATGTCACCAGAGGTTCTTCTGGATACATCAGTAATGTTGATGTTGTCAATGGTGGTTCTGGATATGCTTTAACTTCTGTAATTACAATTCCTCAGTCAGGTATCGGTGGTACAGATTCTACCGATGATATTACAATTACCCCAACACTAATGGGTGCGAAGACTATGCCTTCTACGGTATATTGCTTCAAGGTTACTGATAATCAGATCAAACTATTTGGTCTTTCTACCACCGCAACTTTCATCGATGTAACTGATGTCGGTGTTGGTACTTATAGTGTTCAATATAAGGATCCAAATGCAAGTTCGATTATTACTATCGATGGTATCATTCAGACTCCACTGAGATTCAAGTCTCTAAGTGTAGATCTTAAGAATTCTATCGGATCTGCAACTACTACAATTGCTAAACTTGCTACTGGAGTTTCTTCTGTCAGAACTAATGATGTTCTGAATATTGGTGCAGAATATGCACTTATTAAGTCTATCGGAGTTGGTGCAACTAATGAAGTTGTTCTGGAAAGAGGTTCATTTGGAACACCTGCTGCAGCACATACAGTTGGAGCAGCAGTAACAGTTCTAACAGGTGACTTCAACATTGTTGGTGATGTCATTCACTTCTCATCCCCACCATTCGGTAAGATTGGACCTGCAGGTCTACAGACTGGTTCTATCTTTGGTGGTAGAGTCTTCAGTAGAACTTTTGATGCAGCTAAACCAGAAGATAAGAATCTTCTATTCGATGACCTTTCTCTAGCTTTCACTGGTGTTGCTGCAACTGAATTTGCAATTAAGTCTCAAAATCAGACGACAACAACAATCTTCAACGATGTAAACTCTGCTGTTGATATCAACAACAATCCTATCGTACTGATTAACAATGTACCACAGGATCCAATCGTTGATTATACAGTTGATGGACCTTCTGTGAACACTCTGAAGTTCCTCTCTGGAGTACCAAAGGCTGGTAAGATTTCCAAAGTTGAAATCACCAACAGCTTTGGATATGAACCAAAGATTGGCGCAGCTGCAACAGTCACCATCGATGATTTTGGTCAAATTGACACTATTACAATCAACGAAGGTGGTACTGGATATCAGTCTGCACCTGATGTCAGTATTGCGTCCACAATCGGATATGGAGCAACAATCACTGCAACAGTCAGTGCTGCTGGTACAGTAAATGGACTGACAATCGTAAATGCAGGAACTGGATTCACTGGAACATCTCTACCAGAAATCAGAATTGGTATTCCAACAGGATATAGTAATCTGACCGCAGAATATACTGGCGGAACCAGTGGTGATGGACAAGATGCACGTCTTTCTGTAGTTGTTGGTCAGGGTTCCAGTGTCATTGACTTTAAGATTGATAATCCTGGTATTGGATATAAGGTTGGTGATGTTATCAAGGCAGCTGGTCTTATCGAAGGTTCTGGATTTAGAACCGATTCTCTATCGATTACAAATCTAGTCTATGATGAGACTACTGGATTCACTACCATTACAACTGGTTCTGCACATAATCTATCTGTTCTTGATAATGTAAGAATCACTGGTGTTGGTTTGACTTGTGGATATGATGAAGTTGGTATTAAGTCCTTCACTTATGACAACGTAACTGGTATTTGCACAGTAACTACCTGGGATCCACATGGTGTTCTCACCTCTGATGTTGAGAGAAGACTTACACCTTCGACTGCAACCTATTGTCCACATACTGGATTTACTACACTTACAGTTTATGGACACAGCCTGGAAGAAGGAGACTTCATCAGACTAGAAGATAATTCACTCACATTTACTTGTGCTTTGGATGGCAATGCTACCAACCACACATATCCAAGATCCACTGATCCAGCTGCTGGTAAGTTCCTAGAGATTACGGATGTCACTGGTGATGAAGTTACAATCAATGTTGGTGCTGGTGGAACAGATACGAGCGCACATACATTTGTAAGTGCAACTCCTAACGCGATCACGGTCAAGGGTATTAAGTCAAATAAGACTGCTGACGAAGTTTATCTACACAACGTTAAGTTCATTTGTACTGAAGAACATGCAGGAGTAACAACAGACATCTTCCCAGATGGAACTGCTCCATATGGTTTCGTCTTCCCTGCAATCTCTTCTCCAGGTGTAACTACTTTCACGATGCAGGCAGGTGTTTCCACCATTCCTCATGTATTCGCAGGTTACACTGAACTGGGTATTTCCACGTTCAACTACTCACAAAACTCTGGTGTTTGTGTTATTGAAACTCATGATGCACATAACTTGGTCGCAAATGAGTGGGTAACTCTTGCGGATCTCAAACTGAAGTGTACCGATGCAAACTATGATAACTATGCAGGCATTACCTCAACCCTGTTCCCATATCGTGCAGGTGTAAACACTTATGGTGATGCATATCCTGCATCTTCTCCATCTGGTTTCTCCTTCAAGGTCACTCAAGTTGATGACGCAAATACTTTCCGTGTCAACGCAGGTGTTTCAACTATTGTACACTCATATGAAGGATTTGGTGCAATTCCTCTATATGGTTTCGATTATACCGAATCTGTTGGTGTTACTACAATCACTCTTACAGAAGATCATGATCTTTCCGTTGGTGAGTGGGTGAATCTTAAAGACATTATTCTGAATTGCCCTGCACATGCGACTGGAATTACCACTTACAATGTAACCGCACTTGATTATAATGAAGTCGCTGGTATTGTCACTATTACCACCAATGCTGCTCATGGACAAACAGTTGATGATTATGTAAGACTTGCAGATATCTTCCTGACATGTACTGCGGAACACGCTGGATTCTCTTCCACTAAGTTCCCATATCCTGCAGGTACTGATGACTATGGTGATGCATATCCTGCATCTTCTCCTAATGCACTATCTGGAACCTATGATACATTTAAGTTGATGGCGGGAACCACTGGATCCACCATGGTAATCAATATCGGTGTTTCCACAATTCCACATTCTTATGATACTGGTGGTACTGCAAGCGTTGGTTTCACCACGAATAAGTTCCCATATGAAGGTTCTTCTCCACACGGAAGCACATTCAAGGTTGATGCAGTTGGATCTACAACTTCTTTCACTTTCAATGCAGGTATTTCTACCATCGCACATGACTATGTTTCTGGCGGTACTGCACAAAGAGTCGGCATGACTCAAAAGGTACCAAGTGTACAGAGAGTTCTAAGATATACCGAAGATAGTACTGATGGAGCACTGGACTTCCTGGTTACCAAGGTTAATAGTTCCACCCAATACACAGTAAGAGCAGGAGTCAATACGATTCCACACTTCTATACTGCAAACACGGGCGTAACAACCTTCAGACAATTTGAAGAGTTCCAACTCAAGATCACTGAAGTTCAAACCGACAAGTTCTTTGGATTCTATCCTGGTCAATTCATTGCTTTCAACAGCATTGAGGATCAGTTCAACGGATTCAAGAAGAAGTTTACTTTGAGTGCAAATATTGATGGTGTCAAGAAGATTCTCTCCCTGAGAGTTCCTGATGGAAGTGATCTAGACGTTACCAATAACATCTTCATCTATCTGAATGATGTTCTTCAAGTCCCAGGTGTTGCATATGAGTTTAGAGGATCCAGAATCTTCTTCACTGAGGCACCACTTGAAGGATCTAGTTGCAGTATCCTCTACTACAGAGGTTCTTCTGCAGACGTTGAAGAAATTGATCCACCTAAGACTATTAAAGTTGGTGATCAAATTCAAATCAACGAAAGTCGTCTTGATGCTTATGACATTGATCAGTTCAATAGAACAGTACAAAAGATTGTTGCTACTGATCAACTAGAAACCTTTGTTTATGGTAGTATCGGAATCGATACCAATACAGATAAGCGTAGACCTCTGACTTGGAGAAAACAGAAGAATGATAAGATCATTACTGGATCACTATTCCCCAAATCTAGACCTCAATACACATCCGTAATCAGACCAAGTGCAACTATTATCAATGAGATTCTACCAGGTGACACTACAATCTACGTAGACAATGCATTCCCGATCTTTACTGATTTGGATAATTTGAATGAGAACGTTAGAGACATTTTGATCATCGAGGATAAAGAAACAGAAAGTGCCGTTGCGGTTGCAAATGTTTCTACTTCTTCCAGCATCACCTCCATTGGAGTATCCAGTGGTGGAGTTGGTTATGCAAATACTCTAAGTCCAATCGTAACAATTTCTGCTTCCGCGATCACAAGAAAAGATCCTATCTTTAACTGGGAAGGCGGAACCATTAGTGGAATCACTGGTATTACAACTTACACTATTTTCAATCACATTGATAAGGGAACTGCACAGAGAAGATTTGTTGCAGTTGGTAATAGTTCACTATTTGCATCTTCACTTGATCTCGAAACATGGTCTGCTTCTGAAATCGTCACGGGCGCGGGTAATACGTATCACTTCAACTCCGTAGTTTCTACGGGTCTTGGAAATACTGATCATGTTGTTGCAGTTGGTCAATCCGCAATGATCTGGAAAGCAACTGCATCGGATACCGCAGTTACTTCGTTTGAAAGACTCCCAATCTTTGAACAACAATCTCTCGCAGGATTTGGTGTTATTAATACCAACCTGACTACGTTCACAGGTACAATCAATGATATTATCTATGAACCACTAAATGACAAGTATGTTGCAGTTGGTGCAGGTGGTTCTGCGTTCGTTGCAACTGGTATTGGATCTACGTGTTTCTTCAACAGATACACTGGAATTCTTAATAACATCAATGCAGTCGCACATAGTCCACAACTTGGTTATTTCGTTGGTGTTTGTAGTGGAGGTAAGATTATCAATTCTTCCACCGCAGAAATTTGGTCACAGAATCCAACTCCAACAATTAGGAACTTGGAATGTATTATCTGGGATGGATCTAATTTCATTGCCGCGGGCGAAAATGGAACAATTGTTAAATCTGTTACCAGAGATCAATACGTTGTTGTCAACAACAATATCGGTGCTTCTAATATCATTGTTGATCTTCAATATCATGATGATCTTTATGTCGCAATCACCGATAGTGGAAAACTCTTCTACTCCTTTGACCTTGCTGTTTGGGATGAAAGAGGTACTAAACAAAATAATGACTTGAGAACTATCTTCCATGATGTAGGATTCTCTACAGATGGTGCATTTATTGCCGCGGGCGCCGGCGCGACTGCAATCTACGCAACACCAATCACACATAGAGCGACTGCAGAATCTTCTGTTCTGAATGGAATTGTAACCAGTATTACGGTTACTGATGGTGGTTTTGGATATTCTCAAACTAATGTTCCATCCGTTATGGTCCAATCTGATACTTACAAGTTTGAGAATATTAGATCTATCAAGGCTGAAGGTGATCACGGCGTAATCGTTGGTGTTAATACTTTCCTCGCGGGCACGCCTGGAATTGGAACCACTTCACCTAAGATTGAGTTTGTTCTAAAATCTGAACAATATGATAATGGAACCCTGGGTGTTGGTTATTCCGCACTAAATGATTATGGAGTCACTGCATCTCAGATCAGTAAGGGAGATTACTTCGTCATCACCGATAGTAATGTTGGAATCGGTACTCAACTCACGGGTATTTCCACACTCTCTGGTGGTATGGCTAATTACCCTGCATCTGTTGTTGGTACAGCGAAGAGTTTCCTTGATGGTGTATATCGTGCGGATTTCGTAACACCTGCTTCTGCTGGTATCGTAACCGTAACATGTCACTTCGTTCCATCTCTCGGAGACAACAACAACTTTGTTCAAGTCTACGCAAGAGGTGAGGACTTCAGTGGTATTGGTACCAATGAGTTCTATGGTAGATATTCATGGGGTAAGATCTATGATTATCAAAATAGAGCACTTACAACACTGAATCCTGTGAACTTTGATTCTTATCGTGATAATGGTCTAACTGGACTGAGCACTTCACCTAAAGTATTCAGAACAAGGGGACTATTAAGTCCATAAATAAAATATAGAAAAAACCTAACTTTCTCAAAATGCCTGCAATTATATCTGACCAGTTTAGAATCCTAAACGCTGAGAACTTTTTGAAGAGTGTTTCTGGAGTTGGGGACACTACCAATAAGTACTATACGTTTATTGGTCTTCCAAACGCAACCGCCCCCGAAACGGGCGGTTTTGCGGATTGGACGACAGATCCTCCTTCACCTTTAGATGGATTCCAAGAGGAAATCCAGGTGAGGGAGAGTATAATTGCATTGAAGCAAATTACCTCTCAAGATGTTAGACGACTTGTTAGAAAAGTCGAGTGGGTTGCTGGTCAAACCTATGAAATGTATAGACATGATTATACAGTATATAACCCAACTCCTGTAACTGGTTCATCCTCACTATATGAAGGTAATTACTATGTAATTAATGATGATCTCAGAGTCTATGCTTGTTTGGCGAACGGAACAGACCCAGAAAACCCCAAGGGTCGTCCATCTTTCGATGAACCAACATTTGTTGACCTAGAACCCAGAGCGGCAGGTACCTCTGGAGATGGATATATTTGGAAATACCTTTATACGATCAAACCATCTGAGATTGTTAAGTTCGACTCTATTGAATATGTTCCAGTTCCAGAAAACTGGGGTGAACTGGGTGAAAGTATTTCTGTCAAGGATAATGCAATTGATGGAAAAATCGAAACCATTTTGATTGACAATAGAGGATCTAATTATCAGCCAATTTCTACTTCCTTCTCAAATGTACCCATCTTGGGTGATGGTACTGGAGGTAAAGCAACTATCACTGTTGACTCTTTCGGAAAAGTATCCGAAGTGTTTGTGACTGATGGTGGTAAGGGATACACATATGGAACAATTCAGTTCTATCCAGGTGCTCCTGGTTCCGAAACTGCTGGACCACTTGAAAAACTATCTAATGTTGGTGTAGGTACTACATCCTTCTCTGCATTCAAAGTTATTATCCCACCAAAAGGTGGACATGGATATGATATCTATCGTGAACTGGGTGCTTATAGAGTACTATTGTATTCTAGATTTGAAACTCTCGATTCAAACCCAGATATCATTTTGGGTAATGATTTTGCTAGAGTCGGGGTAATGAGAAATCCAAAAGTTGTTGGAAGTCAGGTAGAAAATCTCAATACCGCACTTGTCAGTGGACTGAATGCACTTAAACTTGCTGGTGTAACTACTACAACCACATATGCTGTTGACTCTGTTATTAAACAGACTGTTGGACTAGGTTCAACTGCTATTGGTTATGTTGCATCTTGGGATAATGTAACAGGTGTTCTGAAGTACTATCAACCAACTGGTCTCGCTTCTAGTGAAACCGCATTCAACATCATTCCGTTTACAGCGACACCTGATGTTGGTTATGGTGTTACTATTGAAAGTGAATCTCTAATTGGTCCTGCACTTCAGATCAATACCACATTTGGTGGTATCACAACCACAATAAATAATAGAATATACCAGTTAGGACTGGACTTTTCTGCAGGTGTTTCTACCGCAGAGTATGATACTAAGTCGGGAGAAATTATCTACATAGATAATAGACCGCCGATCCCTAGATCTGCTAGCCAAAAAGAAGACATCAAGATCATTCTGGAGTTTTAATAAAAAATGGCACAAAATACGAACCTCAATGCTTCTCCATATTTTGACGATTTTGATGTAGATAAAAATTATAAACGAGTACTATTCAAACCAGGAACTCCGATTCAAGCAAGAGAATTGACGACGATGCAGTCGATTCTCCAGAATCAGGTTGAAAAATTTGGTAAACACTTCTTCAAAGAAGGAGAAGTTGTCATTCCTGGTAGTATTGCATACGACCCAGAGTATACTTGTGTCCAAATCGATGCCAATCACCTTGGTATCGATGTTTCTTTGTATATTGACAAACTAGTTGGTCAACTTATCAAGGGCGAAATTAGTGGTGTAACTGCGAAGGTAGAAAACTACATTTCAGACACCCAGTCGGAAGAAGGAAATTATACTTTATATGTAAAATATCAGAGCGCTGGAGAAGGCGACTTTGTAACTAATACTTTTGTAGATGGTGAGAATCTTCTTTCTCTACAAAATATTGACTATGGTCTTTCCATTATTAAGGAAGATTCTTCTTTTGCAACTGCAATTGTTTCTGGTGCTATCAGAACGGGTTCTGCTGCAAAAATTGAAGAGGGTGTATATTTTATCAGAGGATTCTTCGTTGACGTAAAATCTCAAACTATTCTTCTAGATCAATACGACAACTCTCCAAGTTATAGAGTTGGTCTATTCATTAACGAAGAGATTGCTGTTGCTTCTCAGAAGAACGCAGATCTATATGATAATGCTAGAGGATTCTCTAACTTTGCTGCACCAGGTGCAGATAGACTGAAGATTTCTACTGAACTTACAAAGAAACCTCTAACAGATACCAACGATGAAGCTTTCATCGAGTTGATGAGAATTGAGAATGGCGTTCTCTTAAAGTTCTCCAAAAAACAAAACGTAAGTTCTCTAATTACAGATGAACTTGCTAGAAGAACTTATGATGAATCTGGTAATTATTATGTAAATCCATTCAGAGTTATTGCTAAAGAGTCTGTAAACGATAGTCTTGGTAATAACGGCATTTATGGACCCAATGAAACTACTTCACAGGGTAATACTCCATCCCCAGATCTCCTTGCACTTCAACTTTCTCCTGGTAAAGCATACGTAAAAGGTTATGAAGTAGAAACCATCAATACAGTTTTTGTTGATGTACCTAAACCAAGAACTACTCAACAAGAACTAGATACGACTATTCCTTTCGCTTTTGGCAATCAGATTGAACTGAATAATGTTTATGGTTGTACTCAAGTTGGATATGGAACTAGTAGTCAGGTAACACTTTATAGTAAGAGAACTGCAAGTCCAGGAACTGCTAGTGGTATTCCCATTGGTGTTGCTAGAGTCTATGACATGCAGCTAAAGAATGATTCATATTCTGGTGCTGACACTATTTTTGTAGCTTCTCTGTATGATGTTAATACTTACACTTACATCACACTTAATGAAGCTAAAGCAGTTGCCCTGCCAGCATTGATTGAAGGTGTCAATTCCAATGCTCGTGGTTATTTGAAGACTGCGATGTCTGGTACAGATACTCAAATGGTTCTGTATCAGGTTTCTGGATCTTTCAATCAAAGAGAACCACTACGTGTTAATGGTCAAAAACTTGGCAGAACGATCAAAGAAGTTAGAGATTATGGTTTTGGTGATGTAAAACAACTTGTAAGTCTCGACGGCAACATGACTGCCGATATTAGACTTTCTCAACCACTGGCAATTGCACCTCAAGGTACAGACTTTACCATCACTGCAGCAGCTGGCGGAGAATCTGATGTTACATGTTCTTCCAATACCTTTGGTGTAGGTATTCAAACGGGTGATATTCTTGCCTACAATAAAAAAGGCGAAACAGATATTACTCTTAACAGAGTAAAGGCCGTCAATGCAACTGGAAAAGAGATTACATTAGAAGCGACTACAAGTGTTACTGGTGTAAGTATTGGTGCTCTTCCTTCTTCTGATATTGAAACTGCTAGTCTATTCAAGTTGGTTCCAGAATTATTCAATGCCAAAGATTCATACTTGTTTGCTGAACTTGAGTATGCTGATGTTGCAACTGTAGATTTAAGTCAAGGAGATCTTGTATTCAAGAAATCTTATGATGTTACAATTTCTGGAAATGCACTAAGTGCAACACTGGAAAGTGATCCAAACATTGTATTGGAACCTTTTGATGAAGAGGATTATACTCTCGTTTATAATGATGGTACTATTGAAGGACTGGAACAGGATAATGCATTCATTTCTGGTAAAACTGTTACCCTTGGTGGTTTGAGTCAAAATGGTGCTGCAGTTCTTACTGCAACACTTAGGAAGAATAAACTTAAGTCCAGAAATAAAGTATATAACAGATGTGCCACTCTGAAGGTAGAACGTTCTAATACCGAAAAATCTGGAACAGGTGCTAAGACAAATGGTGATGGTCTGACTTATAGTAGAGTTTATGGTACAAGAGTTCAAGATAATGAAATCTCCTTGTTAGTACCAGATGTACAAACTGTTCTTGGAGTTTTTGAATCTGATGGTGCTAATGAACCAACCTTACCAAAACTGACTCTTGAGAATTTGAATGCAAACATTCTCAATGGTATTCAAGGTGAACAAATTGTTGGTCAGGATAGCGAAGCTATTGCTGTTCTAGTATCCAATAATGGAAGTAATGAGGTTGATATTGTATATCAAAATGAAAATAGTTTCATTAAGGGCGAAAAAGTTGTTTTCCAAGAATCCAATCTAACTGCGAATGTAACCAAATTCACTGAAGGTGATAAGGATATTTCTAATGACTTCATCTTCAATCCTGCTCAATATCTTGAGTATGCCGACCATAGTTTCCTAATCAGAAAAGAAGGTGTTACACCTCCAACGAAAAAACTAAAAATTGTCTTCAATCACTTCTATATTGAACCTAGTGATGATGGAGACATCACCACTGTTACTTCCTATGATCCATCCGTTTATACTGCGGAACTGCCCTTCATTGATTTCTATAGAGCGAATGAAATCCTTGATGCAAGACCAAGAGTAAAAGCTTACGATTTGGCTGTAGATACTCTGTCTCCATTTGAATATAGTGCTAGAACTTTTGAAACTGCAAATGGATCTACTCCATTCTTCCTTTCAAGAGATAAGAATATCAAGGTATCTTACGACTATTATCTTGGTAGAATTGATAAGTTGTTTGTTAATAGATATGGTGAGTTTTTCCTGAAACAGGGTGTCCCCGCACTAAATCCTAGAAATCCCGAAGACGTTCCTACTGCTCTGGAGATTGCAACCATTGAGATGCCACCATATGTTTATAACATTAAGGACATCACAATCGCACTTACAGATCACAAACGCTTCCGAATGCAAGACATTGCAAGAATGGAAGATAGGTTAAAGAATGTTGAGTATTACACTTCCCTGTCTCTTCTTGAAAGTGAAACTAAGAACTTAACTCTTAGAGATAGTGCTACTGGTCTTGATAAATTCAAGACTGGATTCTTTGTAGATAACTTCAGAAGTACTTCTGCTGGATCTCTTGGTGATCCTATGCATAAGTGTTCCATTGATATGGAAGAAGGTCATCTCAGACCACAACACTATTCCACACAGATTGACATGCTTCTGGGATCTGAAGCTGTCGTTGGAACTGCAGATGGAGCTGCTAATCCTGATGCAGACTTGAGATTTGTTAAACAACTTGGAACTCCAAATTCAGTTAAGAAAGGAGATGTTATCTGCTTCAAGTATTCACATGAGAAGTGGTTGGAAAATAAGTTTGCAACCAGATATGAAAACGTCAACCCATTCCACGTCGTCAACTGGATTGGTGCAATTGAGTTGAATCCTGCAACAGATACTTGGATTGATACCAAGAAAACTAAGAAAACTATTGACCAAGAAGGTAACTACGAATCTACCATTCAGGAATTGGGTATTGATACCAATACTGGACTTTCTCCAATTCAATGGGGTGCATGGGAAACTACTTGGACTGGTAAGAAGGTTATCGGTAAAAAGAACATGGGTTCGATTAAAGTCGGATCCAAGAAGACTGGTACATCTACTCATAAAGGAAAACAGGTCAAAGGTCGTGGTATTCCCATTACAACTACTACCACATTTAGAGATAAGTATACTAAGTTTACAAATGTCACTACTCTCACTACTACGAAACAGGCTAGAGAGGGTATTCAATATAAAGTAAGTGAAGTATTTGAGACAGTTGAATTGGGTCCAAAGGTAGTTTCTACCGAAGTTCTCCATACAATGAGATCCAGAAATATTGAATTTGTTGCGAGAAGACTGAAGCCAACTACAAAACTCTTCCCATTCTTTGATAATGTCTTAATGGAGAAGTATACAGTTCCAAAACTCATCGAAATTCAGATGATTAGTGGAACGTTCCAGGTTGGCGAAGATATTACTGGAAACGAAGGTACTCATGCAATTAAGGCTAGACTTGCGAAACCAAATCATAAGTATGGTCCATATAAGAATCCTGATCAGACATATACTATTAACCCATATAAGACTGGTCAGACAATTCCAGGTTCTTACTCAAGTACCTCTACAATTCTGAACCTCGATACTGCTTCTCTAGAACTTCAATCTGCTTCTGGATATTATGGTAATATTGTAAAGAATATGAAGCTCAAGGGTAAAACAAGTGGTGCAATTGCAAAAGTAACTGATGTTAGACTTGTTACTGACAATGCTGGTACTTTAATTGGATCCTTGTTCATTCCAGATCCAAAACAAACTTCTAAACCCGAGTTTGAAACTGGAACTAAAACTTTCACTCTTACTACAAGTAAGGAGAATAGTACGATTTCTGGTGCAACCGATAGTACCGCAGAAAGTACATTTACTGCTTCTGGTACTCTTCAGAATATTGAAGAGACTACATTGAGAATTAGAAATGCACAAGTTGATAGACTTATTAAGACTGATGAACAAACTCTGAAAGAAAAGAACACTACAACTAAGGCATCGACCACATTTAAAGATAGAACCGTCAAACAAACAAGATGGGTTGACCCACTTGCACAATCCTTTGAAGTTCCAGATGAGAGAGGTGTATTCATCTCCAAAATTGAAGTCTACTTTAGAACCAAGGATACACAGGGACTTCCTGTTACTGGACAGATCAGAACCATGCAAACTGGTCTACCAACCACAGAAATCCTTCCTTTCGGTGAAGTAGTTCTTGAACCAGTTGATGTTGAAACTTCAAAGACTGGTACAGTTCCAACAACGTTTGAGTTCCCATCTCCTGTTTATCTGGAGACTGGTCAATCTTATTGCTTCGTTCTTCTGTCTGCATCTAATGAGTACACAGTCTTCATCTCCAGAATGGGTGAAGAAGATGTGACCACAGTTGATAAACCAGAATCTGAGAAGATTATCGTTTCTTCTCAGCCACTTCTTGGTTCTCTATTCAAGTCTCAGAATGGTGCAACTTGGGATCCAAGTCAGTTGGAAGACCTTAAGTTCACAGTCTACAGATCCAAATTCGAGACTGGAGAGACTACTTTTAGATTCTATAACCCAGATCTTGACTTAGGTAATGGTCAAATTGCAACTCTTAAGAATAATCCTGCTGATACCTTCTCAAGAAGTGCATTGGTTGGTATTGGTACAAGTCTAAGTTCTTCCGAACAAACTGATTTGACACCTGGTGTAACTATGTTGCAAAAAGGAAATTCTGGATTTAGTGCAACTCTTGATAGTGTAGTTGGTTCCATTGGTATCGGAAGTGCTCTTTCACTAACTGCGGTAGGTTCAGGATTTACTACTCCATATACTGCATACGATAATGTAAGTCTAATTGCAATCACTGGTGAAGGTACTGGTGCTAAGGTTGAACTTTCGGTACAAAATGGAGTTGCAATCGCTGCAACAGTTTCTGCTGGAGGTACTGGTTATGCTTCTGGTGATGCCCTTACTATTAACTACGATGAAACCGATGGAATTGGTAAGAACCTTATTCTATCAATTCCAGAGGAAGTTGGTGCAATTGGAGAGTTTAATGGATTCATCCTCACCAACATTCAAGGTGAGATTGGGGTTAATGCAACAGATGAAGTCTTCTACGTTGGAACTTCTAGTACGATTAGTATTCCAAATGCAAACGTAACCTTCAATAGTATCCTTCAAGATGGTAGACACTTCAAGGTTACCCATAGAAATCATGGAATGTATGACACTCAAGATAGAGTTGTACTATATGGTTTTGAACCTGATACTAAACCAGTTCAACTTACTGCAAACTACAATTCATCCTCTACTGGTAACCTAACAGTTGAATCCGTTGGTATTTTCACAAGTTTTGAAAATCTACCAGTTGACTCACTAAATCCAGGTTATGTATTAATTGATGATGAAGTTATTAAGTATACTGGAGTTTCTACTTCATCTGGTGCATTAACAGGTATTACCAGAGGTGTTGGTGAATCTAAACCTGGTGATCATGAAACTGGAGATTCTGTATTCAAATATGAAATGGCTGGCGTTTCATTGAGAAGAATCAATAGACAACATGGTATGGAAGACACTGACTTTAGCAAGTATCCAATTGGACTTGATAACTATTATATCAAGTGGAATGCTGGCACTAATGATGGTAAGGCAACTGATAGAGGTAATAATAATCCTAACAATTTCCCCAAACTTTACTTCAACGAATCTAAATCTTGCGGTTCCTATGATGTAGTTCCACTGAGCACTAATCTTGAGAAGGGTCCAAAAGCAACGCAAAATATCACATACGATGCGTTCCTACCTAACTTCCAGATGATGCTTCCAGAAGGAACAAATATTACTGCAAAGGCAAGAACTTTCTCGGGTTCTACACCAGATAGTTCACTTTCTGCTTACATTGATCAGGGATTTGAGGATTGTGCAATTGGTGAAACTAATGAACTCACCAGTCCAAGAGTCATCGCATCTCCAACGAATGAGGATCGATATCTCCAGGATTTCCCTGGCAAGAAGTCATTCACAGTCGAACTTACATTTAGTACAGATGATGATTTTGTTTCGCCAATGATTGACCTAGATAGAGTCAGTTTGATTCTTATCAATAATAGAATCAACGAACCTATCAAGAATTACGCAACTGATTTTAGAGCAAATTCTCTAACTGAAGATCCAACTTCTGCAGTTTATCTGAGTAAGATTGTTGAACTGGCAAAATCTGCAGATAGTCTGAAAGTTTACTTTGATGCATTCAAACATCCAAGTAGTGATATCAGAGTTGGATATAGACTCTTTAGAGTTGATGCACCCCAAGAACCTCTTTGGGAATTATTCCCTGGTTTTGAAAATCTTGACGTTAATGGTCAGGTTATTGACCAAAGTAATAATGATGGACATCCAGATACTAGAGTACCATCATCGTCGTCTATTGATGACTTTGGTTCTTACGAGTTCACTATTGAACACGTACCTCAGTTTGAAGGATTCCAACTTAAGATTTGGATGACTGGAAGTAATTCCGCATATGTACCTAAGATCAAAGACCTGAGAGCAATCGCTTCTATCTAATATGGATGACAAGTTGATACCAGTAGAGGGCAATCCCCAACTTCATAGGGATCCCTCTTCTGATGCAATTATAAACACCTCTGATACAGAGTATTCTGCATACATGAAATTGAGAAATCAAAAACTTCATGAACTTGAGCAAAGAAACAAAAAACTTAGAAAGATTGATGAAATTGACAAGATCAAGTCGGAAGTTAGTGAAATTAAAGACATGATGAGATACATTGTATCTAAACTAGATGATAAATAACTAAAAAGTAACCTAAAATAATGGCAGCAAGGGTTGTAAATCTGGTTTTGGAACAAGGGGCGGATTTTACTGCCTCTTTTTCCCTAGCGAACTCTAATGGTTCGCCATTAAATATGGTTGGTTATAGTGGTATTTCTTCCATCAGAAAACATCCATCTTCATCAACTGCATTTCCTCTAACTCTATCTTTTCCTGATAGATTGCAAGGAATTGTTCAGGTTTCTATGGGTTACACTGCTACTGCAGCAATTGAAGGTGGAAGATATGTATATGATGTCATTCTAATTTCACCGAACGATTACAGAACTAGAGTGGTTCAAGGTAATGTTCTGGTAACTCCAGGGGTAACGAAATGAGCATCAACGCAGTAAGTTTAGCTGGCAACGATCCATACAGAATTAGTGTTGACTACGAAGTCCCCACTAAATCGATTCAGTATGGAAATATTATCCTTGATAGTATTGCATCCCAGTTTGATGGGGTAGCAACGAGTTTTGCATTGAAAAAGGATAATAACGCATATACCCCAGGAAATGCACAACAACTAATTGTTATTTTAGGTAATGCTGCACAAAAACCAGATCAAGATTATGTAGTTTCTGGAACCAACATCGTATTCACAACAGCACCCGCTGCTTCCACTACAGTTTCGATTGTTGCACTTGCTACTACTGCAGATTTAACCAGAACTTTGAACTATGTTGTCGATAGCGGCAACCTTGCAATGACACCTGGTGATAAGGGATTTATTACTATTGATGTAAGTGGAGTTATCGAACAACTTGTAATTTACTCTGAACAACAGGGTGATCTAGTTCTCGATATTCAAAAGGCAGATTTCACCACATACCCTACGTTTACTTCGATCTTGGGCGGTGGAAATATTCAGATGATAAATAATACGAAGCTGAAAGATGACGTTCTTACCAACTGGAACACAACTATAGTTGCTGGTGATCTTCTTCAGTTTGATGTGGTTTCTGTCAGCAACATCACGAGATTCCTAATCTCTTTGAAATTAAAATTATAAATAATGTTAGTTAAAAGTTTTTACCATCTGTCGAAGGAGTTGTTTCAATGGCACTACTAGTTCCAAATATTGGAGAACTTGAGTCACTAA